GGAAGTCGATTAGTTCTTCGCGTGTTGCGCTGTAAAACGTCACGTCATCCACGCCTTTGAAGTATTTCTTGATGGTTCCGACACGCTTAAGGCCAATCATTGCGCAGTACATCTGACCGTGGCGGAATTTGCGCGCAGCGAACGATGTGACGCACTGAACGGTGGTGTTAGTCAGAATGTATCGCCAGAACGCCAGCCCGATTTCCTTGCTGAATCCACGAACCTCTGGCAGGTACATGGCGTGGCAATCGAATGTCAGCGGCTGAATCTCCTGATAGTAAACAATGCCGCCGAACTGCCCGTGCACGTTCACCTCAAAGTAACGGCATTCAGGCTTGTAGTCGTATCCATCACCGTTGTTGCTCCCGGCAATAATGTCAGGGTGATTTCCGACAGCTTCGATCAGGTCGATGTTTCGCGTTGGTTTGAATGTAATCATCAGTCAATCAGCCCATGTAATCTAAGTGCCGTTTCAAGCGCCAGAATACGCTGCCGCGCCTGCTGCAAACCTGTAGCGAGAGCCGCGACTTCGGATTGTGTGTACGTAGTGCCGACCGTGTATGACTGGTTAGCGTTGAATGAGCCAAGAAGAGGTGTACCTGTGGCTGCAGTCCATCCGGTCTGCCTTGCTCCAACGACCTGAATTCCATCAACTGAATATGATGTTTTTACATCCAGCGGTGACGCAAGAGACTGCGATTCGGTTACGGTTTTCGATACGTAATCACTCTTAATGCCAGAGACATCGTTTTCTACGTTATCCAGTCTTTGGTCAACAGTGACCAGATGCGCCTGAATATCGATAACCTCATCCAGCAAGTAATCAACATCGCTACGCAGTACGACTATCTTCCCTTCGGCAGTTGTTAACCTGACCTCAAGTAGATTTATCGCTTTTGTGTTTGCGGTGATTCTTGCATCGTGATCTGCCAGTTCGACGTCCTGTTCATCGTTTTTTACCTGGGCATCGTAAGCGCCCTGACCAGCCTGATTTGCCTTCCCGGCAATTGCACCGACATCAGCTCCCTGATTTATGACATACAGCAGGTAAGACTGGCTGAATATATTGCGTGGCAAAATTGAAGCATCAAGGCGCGTAGCCTGAACCACGACAGGAGCATTCAGTGATGAATCAGCCATTACTCAATCCTTATCTGGCAGCCAGACAGAGTGACAGGTGACTTCGTGATAACGCGCAATTTGAAGCCAACATTTTTCCTGATGCGCCCGACTCGCTTCCACAAAACGCGCTTGTCGTAAACGAACGGTTCATTCTGCTCAATCATCTGCTCACGTCCGTAATTGATTCCGTCAGTGGTTGCAGAGAGGAACAGGCGGTCGGCGTACTGCGCAACGCCAGTTGACGATTCAACCTCAAGGTCGAACACTCTGGCGTTATCCGCTTTGAACAGTGGAGTAAACAGCAGGTGTTCCTGTTGCTTGTCGTACTGGCTGCTGATGTCGAATTGCAATTTCCCGGTCACGGACTCCAGCTTATCGCCGCACGTTATCTGATTGCCTTCGTAAATGAAGTCGATAGCGCGGTACACATCGTCATACAGGCCTGTTTTCAACACACACCATTGCGGACCATTGGCGCTTGAAGATGCGTCGTACACCAGAACATGGCGCGGAAGATGAATAATCAGAAGCTCATGCGCATCAAACCGCAACGATTCCATCACGCCATCAGCCAGTTCATCAGCAGTGTAGGAGCGTAGTATTTTCTCAATGCTCGCGCTGGCGATTGGTGATACCTGACCGGAGCCGATGATATATACAGACGGCGCACCTGTTGCCGGATTGCTGATGAACGCATAAGAATCAGCGAATGGCGTTTTGCAGTAAGTTCCGGCAATGCCTTTCTGCACCATCAGCGATGGCTGTGCGACATACAACGCGGCACCAACAGTGGTTGCACCAGTCAGGGAGAAATATTCAATCGTCGATGAACCAAAGCAGACGATGAAGTCTCGCCATGTTCCGATGCCGATGATTCCGTCAGGCTGAGACTCGGCACGATATTGTGCGCTGTAGCGGTCAGGATGCGATTCGTCTTCAAGGTCAGTGATAAACCATGAATCCGTGCCGTCTTTTGACCACGCATAACGCCCACGTAAGCGTGTAATGTCACGGACTGAACCTAACTCATACTGAGTGAACCCGCTATCAGTAGGCCAGTTTGAGACGGTTTTAACCGTGCCATCATAGCGATACTCGACCAGCTGACCGTTAACGCCTACCGCCTGTGATGTCCGCCCATGCGCCATTGATACGCGACCACTTCCGGCAACATCACCGACTTCACTTTCGCCTTTGTACAGCTTGCCACCACACACACGATAAACAGCATTCTGCGCCATGTTGTACTCGACTCCGCGCGATACACCGTTCACATCAGAACGTTTGGCAATGCCCGGGAATGAGCGAAGATATCCGCTGCTGTTCAGGATTTCTTTGGGTGTAGCCAACATATTCGCTGGCAGATAGTCGATATAGTCGGCGTTTCGGAAGTCTTTGCCGACACCTTTCATAAGCGGAAGTTGCTGAATAGGCATTATTCGCTCCCGTTATCGCAAGGTTCCTTTCGGTGGAAGTAATTCCAACCATTCCACTTCGCCAACTGGTTACCACTACCAACAGGCATACGGTTTGGATAACCGGACTTACATTTAGCGGCTTTTGCTCTGTCCATTGCAGACAGTTTGACGAGTCGCTCTTTCCCGTATCTGGCAGTGGTTATAAGTTTTGCAGGCGCTTCCAGCGCATAATCTGGAGCAATGCGGCAGGCAAGGTTGAAAATGACGGCATTGATAGCGTTATTTGATAAACCGTGCTCATCGCCCGGATCTGGAGCGACATCTGCATCAGCGAAAATGTAGCCAACGTTGATACCAGGTGACGCATCACCTCCAAGCCATTCAGCCATCATCATTTCAAGGTCGTTGACGCCGTCTTCCATAGACTGCGGTTCGACATCGGTTAACGTGGCATTTGATGCCACACCGAGCTTACGTAATGCCGCAAGGACTAAATCACCCTTCGTTGTCAGGTTCATCTGCTGCCGCCTTAGGTTTTCGACCAGGCTTTTTACGCTGTTTTTCTTCTGGCTCTGGCTCTGGCTCTGGCTCTGCAACATCCTTCAGAAGATCATCAGGATGTGCAAACCAGCCAGCATCCAGATATTCCTGAAGCTCTTCGGCTTTCACGATTTCAAAGTCGTATCCAACGCCTTTCCATTTCTTCATGTCGCCATGACGAAAGATCATGTGTGTCATGCTTGTCTCCAGATAAAAAAGGGAGCCGAAGCTCCCTCTGGTTATCACGCGGTCTGGTTAGGCAGACCAACACCAATTGCCTCTGGTCGTACAGCACATGCTGAATACCACACAGCAATACGGCACTTACCAGACAGAGTATTGATATCACCCTGCGTTGCGAAGATGCCGTTAACACCAATGCCAGGAATGCTGAAGGAAGACGTTTTCATGCCAGCAAACAGTTCATGGGTTACCGGAATCGGCTGAGACAGCAGGCGGATTGAGTCATCAGCCCAGAACACGTTAGCGGTGGTTGTTGCCACGTTCAGAACGTTTACCGGAGTGGTATCAGCAAGAGAGGTGTTTACGTTAGCGTAAGCCTTCTCTTCTTTTGTCAGTGACGCGTCATCCAGTGCAATCGGCTTCGGCGTGATTTCGATGTGAGTACCATCGATCACACGGGTGATTGAGAAAGTAGCATCATCAGTCAGCACGTTCTTCGCCATCTGAGACAGGAATTTCACACCAGTGAAGCTGATTTTGTCGCCGCGCCTAAATCCGGTGGTGGAGGATACGGTCACCGTTGCAACACGGTTGTCGACGTTCTCTTTGTTACCATCGGTATCAAGGGTGTATGCCTGCGGCTTAAACTTCTGCGCACCAGACACAGTTACACCAGTAGCGGTTGACTTGGTAACTGCCGGAAGTTTCGGTGAGCGAAGAATTTCATCAAAGCCAGCAATCTGACGCTGAATAGTACCGTTGCGATACGCTTCTTCAGGAACGCGCCCAAAGATGTCACCATCTACTAGGTTGCGGCCTGCTTTGCGGTAATCGTCAGGGTTCAGGAAGTAACTGATGCCCATATCGCGGTTTAGCTCACGGGAGAACATCAGGCGCTCTGCATCAGACACAAAATCCCAGCCAGACAGGCCAGTAGATGGACCAATTGCGCGGGTATCGTGAACAACAAGCGAGCCCATTTCAGTTGCCTGTTTGGCAATTGCTGACTCAATGTTATTCGCCAGTTTTTTGGCGGATGCCTGGATGCGGCGACGGTAAGAACGCTCATCACGCAGGTCATCTGCACGAAGCTCGAAGAAATCGTTATCCGGATCGCCCATGTTGCATTTCACGGAGAGTTCCAGAATCCCGGTTGCGTTGCCAGTTAAATCCCAGCCAGTCTGGGTTGGCGCTTCCTGCTCAACAGGCATCCACACGGTGTTGCTTGAACGCTGCATGGATTCTGCCGGAGGGGTGTATTTTGTCACTTTGGACGCCATTGGCGTCAGGTTCTGGACGGTTTCGATGATTTCATCCAGAGCATACGTGACCAGTTGACCTTCATTTAATGCCATTATCGAATTCCTTTATTCAGTTGCGCCTTGAGCTTGCGGTATGTCTCTACATCCCCTTTGTTTGCTGCCGCTTCCATCTGCTTTTCAATCGCAGATATATTTGCAGCAACAGCGTGTCCCTGAATGGGTTCATCAGGTAGCGGGGCTTCTGAAACAGGTTTGGCTCGAGGCTTGAGAGTTAAACGTTCTGACAGTCGAGTGAGTTCAATCAGCGCGGATTGCCCGCCCATCGCCAGCAACTGGCGTGTTTTCTCAGGATTAGCACCAAGGTGATACATGAGAGCAGCGGATTTCTCCGGGAAGAGGCGCATGATGTCGGCGCCGACTGCTGGCGTCACCAGTTGCATGAATGCATCCTCTTTCTCCTGATAGTCAGGGATATTGAGCTTTTCCGCTGCGTCGTAGTGCTTACGGGCTGCCTCGACGTATTGCGCTGATTGCTGGGTGAACTCCTGAGTTTTGCGACCCTGCTCGGCGACAGCCTGGCTTCGTGCGTCCATAGCCTTGATCTGCCATTCACTGTTTGCCTGCTGGAAGGCAGCCAGTGCGCGGCTCTGGTCATAGTCGTACTTAGCCAGTGCGTCTTCGGAAAGATAATCGTTAGGGTCTGGTTGTTTTGGTAACTCAGGGTTCACCCGCAGGTGCTCCGGCAACTCTCCCCGCTTAACCGCTTCCATCTGTTGCTCAAGCTCACGCTGGCGTTTGCGTTCGATGCGGCGACGAGCAAATTCAGCATTAGTTGCCGGGTCTTGTTTTGGTTTCTCATCGTCTTTCAGGACAATCTCGAAGCCTTCTTCCTGACCTGCGTTGTCGTTGGCATTATCGACAACTAAGCCATCAGCAGATGCCGCTGCATGATTGCCGGGCAGGGTTAATTCTTCAGAAGCCTGAATGTCGGTGGTTTGGTCCATGATTAACTCTCTCTTATTGAGGTGTCTCGGCTACTCCGCCGGAGGGGATTTGAACTTGACGCATAAGATTCGCGAAATCCATGCGTTGTGAATGAGTCTGGTCTGCATCTTTAAGAAGCAGCTCAGCGTTAGCACGAGCATCTTTGCTGCGCTGTTGCTGGAATTGACCTACGAGCTTGAGGTACTCACGCAGTTCTGCCTGCTTGTCGAGGTCCATATTGTTGAAGATTTCCGCAATCTTCGCGGCGTTGAGTTGGTTTTGGGCTTCAACCTTGGCGGCTTCAACCTGAATCTGCGCCTGTTGGTTCTCTGCCTTGAGCAATTCAGCCTGACCTTGCAGAAGGATACCCTGCGCCTGAATTTGCTCTGCTGATGGCTGCTGCGGCTGTTGTTGTGCCTGTTGTACCATCCCCATCTCTTCAGGTGTTTCTGGTTTCTTCAGCCCCATCATCACCAGTTGCTTGTTCGCGTACTCTCGCATCATCTCGACGCCTTTACCGTCAAGCAGCGTGAAGTATTGCAGCATCAGCATCTGGAACTCTGGAGTACCTTGCGGAACCTTGGTGAGTAACTCCTGAATCTCTGCGCGGTTCTGTTCCTTCATGCTCTGGAAGGATGGCCCAACGTCTGTATAGCACTCATAGCGACCGCGAATGTCGTTGAGTGTGACCACATTACCGGACTGGTAATCGACAACTTGCGCGTAGAGTTGAATGTCTTTCTCGCTTCCATCTTCAAGTGTCAGCGTTACATGACGAGGAACGTCATAAATATCGTTGACCATTGAGGCATAAATCTCGCCATCACGTCGCATTGCGGTAGCCAGGTTATCCTGAAACACGTATGTCTCAAGATCTGCCCGCATGTTCAGTTGATTGACGGTATCGAAAGCGACCTGAGAGTTTGCCGCCTGCGCATCCACGCCAAGACTAGCCACCTCTTTCACTGCGTTGGTGGCAGCCTCAAGCATGTAAGCGTTGGCTTGCGGCACTTCAGGGTTTTCCATGTAGGAGATTGGACCAATCGGCAGGTCGTTACCGTTTTCATCGGTCCTGTTCTGCAGATAGTACGGATAGTCATCATTTCCACCGTACATGTATTCGTAGCCTTCGATTTGCTCAGGGAAGAAGGTCGGTTTCTTCTTCGGTGAACGGGCAACGATATCGGCGTTGAACGACATGATCATGTTACGAAGGCGTTGACCGTCTTTCGTCAGCCTTACCACTCCTTCGTAGCACTCCTTGTCACCAGCGAATGACCATTCGCCGTACACAGGAACGATTGGGATATGCTCTCCAGCTATCTTCTCGCGGTCTTTCAGTATCTGCGTGCAGGTGATGATCGACTTATACACACGCCGACGCTTCACCTTGCGCTCTGCTACCTTAATGAATCCACGATTAGCCAGGTCGTCGATGACGTCTTTGATATCCTGCTGGTAATAGCTGACCGGCTCACCTGTCAGCGGGTCGCGGTAGATGAAGACCTTCTCTTTCTTCTCTTCGACCTCGTAATACTCAGCGACGTAGACGACATCATTCGATACCCACGGAAACAGCCATGTATCGTTCGGATTCTGGAAAGATGGCAAGGTGTCAGGATCAATACCGTAATCCTCTGCGAACTCTTTCCAGCCATTGCGTGCCAAAGCGTTAATCACCGTGCAGTGCTTAGCGTCGCTCTTATCCATCTGCTTGCTGTTGGCGTCCCATATGACGTGTGAGCAGGCTTCATGGATTGGCAGGCGTCGGATTACCTGATTGTTGCTTGTTGGGTCGTTGTCTTCGTACTGGGTGACCAGACGCCATGCACCAACGCCGGACTCTATCTGCTCACGAACGCCAACGTTAACGGCAATCTTTGCCGTGTTATGGCGCATATCAGTACGATACATCCCCATCAGCACATCGGCAGCATCAGGATTAGCTCCGTCTTTTGGTCGGAAGAGAACGTCGATAGGATTCCGGCGCATCTCTGCGACCAGTTTCCTGACCACCGGGCGAACAACATCGAATTGTCCGCGATATTGCAGGGTCGTGTAGTTTGATAGCCAGTCATCCCATTGCGACACTCGGCTAAAATACAGGTCATTTGTCGCCTCGGTTCTGGCTTCATCGCTCGCCATCCAGTCTGCGTCAAACTTACACAGAATGGAATTGAGTCTGTTTTCGTCGGCCATTTAAGTTCTCCGTGCGATGGGCCTGATTGGGGCTGGTATCTTTTTCTCTTTTGGTTTTTTGATGTCGCGCATCATTTTGGCGAAGCGGCGCATCATGTATGCATAGCGAACGGCTGAGAGAACGTCGTCGTTAAGCTTGACGATCTTCCCGTTTTCATCACGGTGATAGAGGCGAAACTCCTCAAAGAATGGCTCACAGGTGTTGAATACTTTGAAGCGACCATCAAGCATCATGTCGCGCAATTCAGTGATTCCAGGCTCCACCGCGTTACCGCCATCAGGCCATGTCGCATGCTCCTGCAACATCATAAAACCAGCATCTGCATACTGCCCTTTGAGCTGCTCACCGCCGCCCTTCTCGTGCTGGTTTCCGTCATGAGGCCATGCTGTTGGCACTTTATGCGCCCATGATTTAACGGCTCCCCACGCCTGAACGGCTGTTTTTTCTTTCGCCTTCCACACGCGTGAAACGTAGATTGTGTCTGCGTCCTTATCCCACCAAAGCTGAACCTGCGCCTGTGGGTGATCCCATCCGAAATCCATCCCGCCAATTACGTAGAAGTGATCAGGACACTCGAACGGCTGGCACTTAATCGTCTCTTCCGGTATCTGGAAGATTCGACCGCTACCCATCGTAGGAATACCGCGAGCACGCGCCTCTCTCTCATGCTCGGGATAGGATGCGATGATTTGCTCTTTCTGCTCGTCGGTGTAGTGCTCTGCGTCATAGATGGTCATGTTGACCACTTTCTGCGACTTGCTGGGATTCTTCAGGAACTTGGTAACAACGTCAGACATCCCCATCAGCGGGGTGAACGTCAGAATTGAGAATTGCCCGTATTTGTTGGTACGGGTAAGACCTTCGCCATAAATGCTGTATGGTGGCTCTTCGTCAAACCACACGCCGTGGATTGTGTCACCCTGCCAGCGAGCGCGGCCTTGCGAGTATGGTTTGAAGTAGCAGATTGAAATGCCATCTTCAACGCCATCAGCCGTGTGATGCTTAACCAGAAGATGATCAACAAGGTTCGGAAAGAAAGGAGACTTCTTCCAGCTAATGATGTCCTCTTTCGGTATTGAACCGTAGCCCGGCTCATCATTCTCTTCAATACGACCGCACAGGATGCGTTGAGTCGTTTTGGTTACCGTCTCGTTTGTCTCGCCGCCAATCCAGAAGACAACAGGCTCATAGAAACGCTTACCTTTCCACTCACCGCCATATTTACCATCAGCAGGATAGCCTTTTGTGCCCGGATAACGCCCGGTAAGGTGAAACGCGACTTCAGCAGCACCAGTAAATGACTTACCAAGCTGGTTACCAGCCATAAAACATCGCTCTGGATAGTCATGCCCGGCGTCGATGAACTCACGCTGTTTGCTGTATGGCGTAAATTCATATAGCAGGTGTGTGTTCCGGTAGTTCTCTTCTTCTTCGAGTAGCTCGAGCAATTCGATTTGCTCTTCGTCGCTCAGGTTATCAAGAATCGCGTCCAGTTCCACGGTTGAATAGCTCCTTGATACGAGAGCGCCGCTTATCGCGATCTCCCTTATCAGGTGTCACGTCTTCAACTTGCGACTGCTCTTTGAGGCCCAAATCACGGGCGATGATGTTAGCGTTGAGAAGGTCAGCGGCTGCGCCAGAGAATTTCTGGTCGTAGATGATGTCTTCCGCTCGTGATGTGACGTCAGAAAAACCTTCCATTGACCGGAAGGTTCCCCATGTTTGCCTGGTGATATCAAGGAAGGTACACAATCCTGAAATAGTCATGGCTCGCATCTTGGGGACATTAGCCTTAATTATTTCTCCCTGATATGAAAATACCTTGCCCTCCCATAGCGGGTTATCATCAGCCCACTCGAAGTATTCACAACAAGCAGCCCACAGCGCCTCAGGCGATTCGAATTTAGGGTTTCGCCCATGACTACTGCGGGCCTCCCAAAATCGGTTGCCCTTTGGTGCTGCCATATTCATCTCACTTAATTGTCATTTCAGGTTGAGGACTCTTTCGCACTTTCAATCAATGACTGCTTTAGCAATTCAAGTGTGCCAATCGCCTCGCATAAACTGATTTCACCATCGTAATCATGAATGACGATTTCCAGCCGCTCGTATAGCTCTTGAGTAATTGGGAATTTCTTCTCCTTACCCAAATTGATTACGCGGCTCACATCATGCTCCGGTGGTGAACAGGTCTAACGCTTCCTTCGATTTACGCACCGCTTCGAATGTGCGGATCGTGATATCTGAATTAGCGCCGCCTGACTGGAAGTGAATTTTGAATAGCTCAAGCTTCAGCTCGTCAGTGCCAATGAACTGAAATGCTTCTTCTGCGGCTGCGTTCTGGTTCATGACCAGCTTGTAAATCTCTAACTGGAATTTCTGTTCTTCAGTCATGGGAATAATCTCTGCCATTGTTGGCTCCGTTTATCCGTTAAAAGGGATATCAGTTAAGTTATCCCGTGTAGGGTATAAGCCATTATCAAAGCCACTCTGTAGGGAATGGCTTTTGTAATAACTACTGTTCGCTTAGCTTCTGCTTCAGCAAGTAACCTTCGAGCATCCAGATTTTGTTTACAGCATTTTGCCGGGCAATCTTCCTACCAATTTCTGCATCAAAGTTTTCCGGGCTTGCACAGGCACTCTCTCCGGTGACGGTGAAGCCATTCTTCAGCACCAGTACGCAGAAAGTGAGCAACTTCAATGGTGATAAATCACGATCGCCTTCCTCTGGTTTTTCCCTGCCACAATATTCGTTGCTGGAAATGGCACCATTTCGTCCATCATAAGCAGTAAAGTAATGCTCGCTTTTAATCACGTCTTCGATGTGCTGCGGGGTGATTCGCGGTGCCGTTTTGCCTTTCTCAACGATTTCTTTTTCGATTTGCTGGTCGTTCATAATTATGACCCTGTGGAGTGGTTGCTTGATTAGGATGTCTTTCCATCAGTCCGCCACCACAAAGAATCTTTTTTTGCCATAAGGCAGGAGGTTCATCTTTCAGTGGCTGCCAGTGTTATTTCCCCACTTACTGGCTTGGGTTGTTTCGCTGTACTGCCGTAACTGGTTGCCCAGAATAAATTCCGGTTTCATTATCAAGCCAACCCGTAGATAGGCTTTGTAATGAACTGGCTCTTATCTCAACGCAGCCCCTTACTGCGCGCCAGATGCTCAATATCAAGCATCAGCAATGAGATATTTAATCCGGATTCACTCCAGAAGTGTTCACCACCCTGCCTACAGAGCCAGATGTGAAGGATGA